TGAGATTAGTTCGTTGTTCATTGGTGAAAGAAATCGTAGGCTGTGGTTGGTGTTGGGTCGTAGTTTACTTCTGCTTCCAACAATGGAATGATCTCATATTCGAGAAGATCCCGCATTGAATGCGAAAGGTGTTCATCCATCATGTGGCGCTTATTCTCGCGCTTAATAATAGATTGGAGTTCTTTAAGGATCCTCTCAAGCTTGGTTTGTTCGTATTCTTGTTCTGGTTGATAGTGGTAGGTCATGAGTGGTTACGGATGAAAGTTTTGCATTTTGCGACTTGATCAGCATCAATAACTTGATCAGGATCGCAGGAGTTAGACAGCATCAGTCCATCACCTTCTTTGATTGAATTGAAGGTGCTGATGTAGTAGCTACTAACAAGAGAACCAGCTCTAGTTTTAAAGAAGATGATCTTCTCAGTTTTGCTGGTGTAACGTCCCAAGGTGGCTATCAAAAGCTCACCGGTTTTAGTGTTGATGTTCATTGGTGCGTTAAGCCTCAGTGAGTGCGAATTGGTGGATGCGTGCTTGAAGATCGCGGAGGATGTTGGCTCGTTTGGAGTCATGCCATCCCTTCTCCTCAAGAAAGAACAACTCCCAGCTAATGGCATCAACTAAGAGTTCAAGTTCGTGAACGGTTAGGTCCATTGGTTAAGCAAAGGGTGATACGGACTGTGTGTTGTACCCATTCCATTGTTTGGCTTGGTTCATAGCTTTGATGAGGCTGCAGACCGCTTTATCATCACCAGTCGCCACAGACACCTCCAGGCGGTGCTGGAGCATCGCTAGGACGCTGTTGGTGTTGATTGGTTCGGAAGCTTCCTCCAGGCTTGGCCCATCGTCACTCAACTCAATCTCAGCTTGAGCGGCTGTGATGTCGTTATATGCGGTGGAACGTGAGACGCAAAATTTTGCGCTAACCATTGTGGCGACTGAAGCGGTACGGATACCGCGTTCGAGCATTGCTCTTGTGTAACTGAGGCGGGCTTGGACTTCCTGTTGGGTTGACATTAAACAGCTTGGTAGGTTGATTCGATTGCATCAGTTTTCATGCGTCTGCATAGGTTGAACAGAACTTTCAAGGGTTCGGAACTTTTTCGCTTTCCTTTATTTGCTGTGCTGATAACATATTTGAACGTCGATGATTCAATAACGTATTGATCATCTTCGATCCAGATTTGCGGCAGTCGTTTGGTGTAAACAGGTAGGTTAGACATTGGGAAAGTTAGACAAGTTGGATAAGTTGGACGAATTGGTTATTTGAGGTTGGGATTGAGTTCTGCTGGTGTTGGAACGGATGGCAGGGATTCGCGCCAGAGTTCTTCAGCGATCAAGTCGTCAAGCTTCTGGCGGTCGTAGGCATCTAGCTCCATGGCTTCGATGTCGTCGTCTGATGGCGGCCAAGCTGGCTCAAGCTCGCTAGGGAGCATGAAGTCGTCAGGATCGTGGTTCATTAGTCGTAGTGTGTGAGTTGGTCGGCTTCTGAGATGCACTCATAAAGTCGTTTTTTTGTTGCCTGCTGCCATTCTTGGCAGTCGTTCGGATACTGTTCAATCCATTTCAGGCAGTAACGTATCCGATTTTCTGGATACCTGAGATGTAACTCTGCTGGGGTCATCAATCAAATCCTGATGTGTTTTGGTGCGGACCGGTGATGTACCAGGAGCAAACGGAACCAGGGATCCCGCGTTCGGCTAGTGTCTGATTCCAGCCGTCGGCTAGTTCGTCTGCATCTTGTTGGGACGTTGAGAGCTGATACACGACTTGGTGGCCGTGGGCTTCGGTGTACTGGCAAAGATGAAAGACGTGGGTTTGTTGTTTGGGTTGGTTCATTGGTTGTAGTGTTTACTACTCCTCCAATATAGTATCAATATCGATCAGCCGTCAACAACAGCGCATAAAAAAAGACCCCTAGCTGGGGTCTGGTGGTTGTTGGAACGGTTTACCAATAGTTGCCGAGCTTGAACTCGGCTGAGTAACGCCTAGCCATAACCTCGGCAGCCTCAAGCCTCACAGCCTTGGGGAAGATGTGATGCCATGGCGTCGTCATACTGCCGTTCTCTAAGTTGTACTGCTTAGCGGCTGGCGTGAGGCAGTAACGCTCGATCGAGTGGATAGCTAGATCAAGTGAAAAGTTGCCGCGTTTGTGGTGCTTGCTCAGATTCTGGAGAACTGGTTTAATCCATATCTCCGTATTGTCTGCGTAAAGTTCCAGCTCTCGCGCTGCATCGGATAGCGTCATGGTGTTGGTGTGGTTGATTGGTTCTCTTAGAATAATAACAGACAAGAAGAAAGCCCGGCAGAGCCGGGCGATTCCTTAGTTCTTGGCAGCTTCCGCAGCTTCATCGATCTTGCGAATCGCTTCCGTTGCGTACTTGATCACATCCTCTAGGTGATCCCTCCCGTCATCGTTCCACCTTTCAGCGGAAACATAATCAAGGATTGAACTCCTAAGAATCTCTTTGCCAATGCTCCGTAGCTCAACGCTACCTGTCGCCGTCCGTGCTTCGATCTCGAAAGCCCGAAGCGATAAACGGCAACCGGAAGCGTCGAAACGATAGGTGACTTTGTGATCCATGGTGGTGTTGTTTGTTGGTACGGAGAGAATAAAAGCCCAGCCGAAGCCGGGCGATTGATCAAACGAAGCTAGGCAGCTCAGGCGCTAACGCTGCGATGCGGTAGAGCCTATTGGGGTTGATCCGTGCCCGTAACGTTGCCAGACGTTGAGCGTCTGCCTTCGTATTGGGTCGGCCTATAGCCTGCCAGCCTGCCTCGATTCCGTCGTATCTGGTGACGATGTGGCGCATGGGTTGATCCGTTGGTGGGGTGGTTTCCTCGCATTGCTTGGGAGCAGTCCCGCGAAGGGGTCAGCAGGTGAGACCGCAAGGCGTGAGCTGGACGTGGTGCCCGCTCTGCCTGCGATTGGTGCCGATCGGCTCCCAAAATTATTCAGTTGCCGAGGTTTCGCGAAGGTCGAAACGTTTTCGTTTTTCTCTTCCCTAATATTCTACCATATTTTTTGCCCACTAGCACAGAACAGGGGGGTAGGGTTCCGGTTTGCCGACTGTCATAGTGGATCCCTCGTACCTCAAACATATATCCGCCGAACAGTTCTATTGTGCTAAAAAAGGCCCCCATGATTAATGGGAGCCGGGGGGTGGGGGTTGAGTTTTGAGGTCGTATCAGTCGGTCTTGTCCTGAATTTTGATAGTCAGATCAGGAGCCTGAATGTTGACGATCTCGGTGGACTCGCCAATTACGCGCCCAATCGAATCCAGCACCTGGCTTGCGGTCTGCAACTGCCCCTTCTTGATCGCTTGATTAAATAGTTTGGTACGCATGTGCTGAAGCCGCGCCAACATATTTTCGCGGTCAGACTTCCAATCTTCATCAACGAGAAGCTTTACTTCAGCCCAATCGCGCCAAGCGGTATTGATACTGACCTGTTCCCGCTCAACATGCTCATAAACAAGTGCTCTAGCGGACAAGCCCTCTAGCTGCCGACGATATAAACGCCGCACACGATCTTCTTTTGCATTTGTGGTACGGCGTTCGTCTTGAGTCATGCTTGATACGACCTTTCCCAAGATCTTAACTGGTAGAAAGGCTTCTAGCCCCTATTAGAGGGGGCAGGGGTCAAGAATCTGTGTAATGTGGCATTTATGAGCCAAAAAACCGAACCAATTGAGCTTCGATGGGCTCAAGGCCAAGTATTTTCGTGCGAAAAACGCTTCAGAGTTTTAGTAGCAGGTCGCCGCTTCGGCAAATCGTATTTGTCTTGCGTTGAATTGGTGCGTGGAGCGATCAATCGACCTGGGGAGACATTTTTTTATTGTGCTCCGACGTATCGGATGGCAAAGGACATTGCATGGCGAGCATTAAAGAAGCTTGTGCCCCAAGTTTGGATCAAGAGTAAGAACGAAACCGACCTACGCCTTGAGTTGATCAATGGGTCAACGATCGAGTTAAAGGGAACAGAGAACGCAATGGCACTAAGGGGCCGCAGTTTATCCGGGGTCGTACTGGATGAGGCTGCTTTTATGAGTTCGGACGTATGGTTTGAGGTGATCCGACCTGCGTTAGCAGATAAGGAGGGTTGGGCATTATTTATTTCAACGCCCGACGGAACAGCTAGCTGGTTTTATGACTTGTGGTGTTATGTACCGGAGGACGAGACAGGATTATGGGAGAGATGGAGTTATACGACGATTGACGGCGGGAATGTAAGTAAGCGCGAGGTCGAGGCAGCACGCGCCCAGCTCGACACAAGAACATTCCGTCAAGAATTTGAGGCAAGCTTCGAGAACCTTACGGGTCTTGTTGCAATCAGCTTTGGTGATGAGAACATCTCTCAAGAAGCGAAGGATATA